TGGGAAAGGTTTCGGTCTTTGCTGATCTGAGCTATTAGTAAAAAGGTCATATTGATTAACGACCAAAGACAAGTACGGATGTACTGTCGAGGCAGCAGGAAAAATCCGTGTATTTGCTTTGGTCGACCCATGAACTCAGTCCATTTTGCGCCCTCTTCATGACAGCCTTTTCGCTTTCTTAGCGAAATTGCCTAATGATGGGACGTTCGATCAACGTAAGTCGGTTGAGCGTTGTTTTGAGAAATCAAAACAAGCACGGATGTCATTTGGATATGACTTGTCCGCGGCAACTGATCGCCTTCCTATTTCAGTCCAAGTAGCAATACTTGATTCGCTGTATGGGAAAGGTTTCGGTCTTTGCTGATCTGAGCTATTAGTAAAAAGGTCATATTGATTAACGACCAAAGACAAGTACGGATGTACTGTCGAAGATGATTATCAGTATGCCGTTGGGCAACCAATGGGTGCGTTATCATCCTGAGCCATGCTCGCAGTTTCCCATCATATGATTGTACAATATTGTGCACAAGTATGTGGGTTAGTCCGTCCTAAAGAGTGATTTTTAGGATATGAACTGCTTGGTGATGATATAGTAATATTTCATCCCAAAGTAGCTGAACGATACTTGGAGGTTATGAAGAAACTAGGAGTAGACATTAATTTGTCCAAGTCCGTTGTTTCTCATAAAGAAGCCTTCGAGTTCGCTAAAGTTACTGGGTATAAGGGTAGAGATGTCTCTCCGGTTTCTGCAAAGATGTTTATATCTCAAAACACCTGAGCAGGCCGTGCAAACATCCTCAGTCAATTATTACCTAGGATCAAACCGAAGGTAATCCAATATATTGACCGAGTTGCTAGGAAATCTACTTACTCCGTGGGGTCTCCTGTCTTCACTAAATACGCATTGTTGTCCAATATGGGGATGTCATTCTCCCAGCTCTTGGACCTGATTATTTCAGAGCAATTCGGATATAAAAGAGTAATGTCAAAATTAACTCTTGTATCTGAAAAGTATCTGAATTTAATCATTGCGGAATATGCGAAGGGGAGAGTTTTATTTCGTAAGAAATTAAAACATACGGAGCAGGAAAGAGACTGATATAGAATTCAGCTCTTTGGAATTTTCTTCTCAAAGGTGTCAACTTTTGACATTGATGAGGAGGCCAACAAGTTGGCTAAAAGATATTGATTGTTAGTGATGGGTTTCCCCTATCCTGACATCGATCCTTTTAGTGAAGGCTCTCCAAGGGACATAGATTTATCTACTATGTTCTATTTTATGGAGGACGCCTTCCGTGAGCAGCTGTCCCGCCTATTGGTGCCTTTTAAAGGTATCAATAGGACTTGGATTGACAAGTCGATCCAAGAGTTGGCTGATCTAGCTGATCACTATGCTAGAATTAAGGAGTTCCTTGGTATTTTAGACCGTGCTTGAACATTACTTGATAAACCCGAGTTGCGTTTCCGAGAGTCGAAAACTCTTAATATTAACGTTGTTAAATTTTTAAGAGCTGTCGATCGTAGGAAACCCCAATTTATTAGGGATCTCGCAACTAGAGCGTTTCAGTTACCTGTACGAAAACACAACATTGTGTCTCGTAAGACTGTCCCGTAAT